TGCTATCGGTGCGGTTATTGCGGTTGGTGTTCTGCTCTTTAAACATTGGGACAAGGTAAAGGAAACAGCAAAAAATCTCTGGAACGGTATAAAGAATGTGTTCAATGGGATAAAAGATACAGTTTCAAATGCTTGGGGCAAAGTCAAGGAAACGGCAGCAAATGTTTGGAACGGTATTAAAAATACGGTATCAACAAAACTGAATAACATCAAGAATTCCTATCAGGAACACGGAGGAGGAATAAAAGGTGCAGTCGCCGGTACTATGACAGCAATAAAAGAATATTACAAGAACGGATATGATGCAATAAACTCTCTCACGGGCGGAAAACTCGGACAGGTTGTCGAGAGTGTAAAAACAAAACTTTCTCCTATGCTGAATACTGTCAAAGAAAAATTATCAGGCATAAAAGATGTATTTGGCAGTGCCTTTTCAAAAGCCTTTGAATTTGTGAGAAATTCATATAATGAAGGTGCTTTGAAACCGATAGTGGATAAATGCATAAGTGCATTTAACGGAATAAAGACAAAAATAAGTGAGAAGTTTACCGGAATTAAAGAAGCTGTCGGAGAAAAGTTATCGTCAATCGGTGATGCCGCAAACGGAATAAAAAGCAAAATCGCAGAGAAATTTACTTCGGTAAAAACCGCAGTCACTGAAAAATTTGCAGAAATAAAAACTTCGGTAAGTGTAGCACTTGCTCCGGTTAAGAATGTAATTTCTGAGATTGTAAATGACATCAAAACAACTGTCGAAAAAGTTATTGACGGCATTAAAAATCAAGTATCCGATACTGTCTTAAATATACAAACGGTAATATCGAATATTATTGGCGGAATAAAGCAGAATTTTCAAATGTTCTTTGATAACATAAAGTCTGTTTTTGAAAATATAAAAACGGCAGTGTCAGAAATATTTGAAGGCATTAAAACAACGATATCCGGTGTGTTCCAAGTGATAATCGGTATATTTACATTGAATACAGAAACTATAAAAAACGGTGTGCAGAATGTGATAAGCGGTATTACATTAATAATTGACGGTGCGAAGAATGTTATAATAAATATTTGGAATACGATAACATTATCCGCAGGACTTGCTTTTGACAATATAAAGACGGTTGTAACGAATGTTACAGAAGGAATTAAAACAGTAATCGACAGCATAAGAACAACATTTCAGAATGTGTTTAATTCAGTCAAAAACACAGTGTCAAGCGTATTTAATTCAATAAAGAGTACAATAAGTAATGTATGGAACGGGATAAAAGGTATTATAAAAACTCCGCATATTGTGCAGACGGGAACTATCAGTATTGCCGGTATCAATACACCGATACCGAAACTCGGCATACAATGGTACGCAAAAGGCGGTATTATGACACGTCCTACAATGTTCGGTATGAACGGCGGTTTCCCTATGGTCGGAGGTGAATCCGGAGCAGAGGCAATTCTTCCGCTCGACAGATTTTGGAACACACTGCAGAACTATATGAAACCGGTGTCTGCAAATGAGAAACCAAGCATAATAAACCAGATAAATGTTACTGTGTATTCAAACGGTGAAGATGATGATACTTTGGCAAATAAGGTGGCAAAAAGAATTGTTGAAGTGCTGGAGAATATGTGATTTTTGTGGCTGTCAACTCCTGACGGCTTTTTTCTTTGCGGTTTTTTAGGTCGGAGGTGCGAATTTGGATATATATTTGAGCGTAAATAACAGAGCGGATATATTGAAAATTCCCGTTTTGCCGTCACAGTTTACCATAAGCAAACCACAGTCAACCGAAACATTTGAAACAGTATCGCACGGTGAACTTATGCTGATAGGAAGTCCGAAATTAAAAAGCATTTCTATTTCAAGCTTTTTCCCGATAAGAGATTATCCGTATCTGCGTGATAAGTCAATGAAGGGGTGGGAATATGTATATAAAATTGATACATGGATAGACCTGAAACTTCCTATACGCCTCATTATTACAGAAACACCGATAAATATGGCTGTTGCGGTCAAGGACTTTAAATACACAATAAAGACAGACGGTGACCTTTGGTACACACTTGATTTAGAGGAGTTTAATCTTCTGAATTATGAGGACCAAAACAATGCGGAGGATGAAATTGATATGGAAGAACTTAATAAACTCAAAGAACAAGTTGCATACCTTGTAGGACTTGTTGAAACCCTTGCAAATCCAATGATATATAACTATATTGATGAAAACATGCCGGAATGGGCACGAAAGAGTGTTCAAAAGGCTGTTGACAAGGGTGTACTCAGCGGGACGGACGAAGGATGGAATTTAAAATATGATGATTTGCGTGTAATTGTGTGGTTGGATAGATTGGGGCTGCTTGAATAATGTCATCGGGATTTGATGTTGCGGAACGTGCAAGAAAAGAAATGCAGGAAATAGGGGGCAAGTGCGGAAATAACAATAAATACACTCATTGGTATTCCGACAATGTTGAGAATATAGGATATAACTTTTGGTGGTGTGCGGCGTTTGTAAGCTATGTTGTAAGACAGTGCGGTGTTCCGACAAGTATAGTTCCTAATTACTCATACTGCCCTAACTGTATTGATTGGGCACGAAAAAACGGCAGACTTCATTCAAAACATCAAGTTACAAACGGTACATATACACCTCATGCAGGAGATATATTTCTGCGTGAGGGACATACCGGAATAATTGTTTCTGTAAGCGGTAACAGTTTTACTACTGTTGAAGGCAATACAGGAGGGACAAGCAACTGCAGAACTGTGGGGAGTCATACATGGAGCTTTGCAGGCGGTAATTATGATTATGTGTTTAATCCGGAATACTCTGATAAGTCGAACGGAACATCATCTTCCGGAAGTATGGAAAGCTATATGTATTCGGAAAATTCATACGGCGGAGAAAAAGAACCTACGGCTGTATGGAATAACAGAGTTAAGGAAAACATTCATCCTGCAATGCAGAACCTTACTCCTATTACGCCGACTGATGAACTGAGAATGTATGCAAATGATACCGATATAACCGAAATGATAGGAAATCTATCGTGGAAAAACAGTATATATGAACTTGCAACTACAATGTCTTTTGATATAGCGAAAACTGATGCAGCATATCTGAAAGATTTGATGTACACACCGCAAGTCGGCGATATTATCCGAATGGTAACAAATGCAGAGATTTTTCGGGGAGTAATAACTAAGGCAGATGACGGTGACAAGAACAGTAATAAGTATACTATTGCTGACCTTGGATGGTATCTTAATAAAACAAGTCAGACATATCAGTTTAAAAATATTTCGGCAGCAAATGCAATCAAAGAAATCTGTAATGATTTGTCTGTATCTATTGTAATGCTGCCGGAATTGACTGCAAATATAAAGCAGATATATTTTGATAAAACCGTATCGGATATACTCAAAGATATTCTTGAAAAATGCGGCGGGAATTATAATTTTGATTTTGTGCCGGAAGGATTGAGAATATACAAAATCGGAGATTTGACTGCTTATCCCGAATTTCAGGTGGCGAGTAATGTAAGACAGGGATATTCGATTGATTATAGAGACAATGTAAGCCATAGCACGTCTATTGAGGAGATGTACAACTCTATTAAAATAACCTCTGAAAAGGATAATGTGTATAAGGAATTGATGGTTTTGCAGAACCGTGACCTTATTGATAAATATGGCTTTTTGCAGAAAATAGTTAAGATAGATACCGAAAAAGAAAATGCCGATACAGTTGCAAAACGCGAACTTAACGAAAATGCAAAGGTGAATGAAACTTTTTCGTTTGAAATAGTAGAGAAATATGACAGCTATACCAGAGCCGGAGAAGTTATATCGGTAGACGGTGTAAAGTATGTAATTGAAAGCACAAGTCACAGTTATAAAGACGGCTGGCATTTTGATAAACTGGAGTTGAGTAAACTTGAATGAACAGTTGATTTAAAATGAATTTTATGGTATTCTAATTATAGTTGTTTATTAATTGAGTCAAGTTTCTTTATTATAAAAGAACTTTAGATAATATATTGGTATCTGAGAGAGATTGGTATTGAATTTTTTTATGGAAAACTAACAAAAGGTGATTCTATCGAAATAATACTCATATTGTAGTGGTCTTAATTGCATTTATAGGTTGATAGAATGATTGAAATAAAGTGTATGTAGTCGAAATATCATAGAATTATAGATGAGGTTTAGATAATGGATATAGAAGAAATAGAGAGAGATTTTATAAAATATATAGAAGAACATAAAGGTATACAAAGTACTTTTGGAACCTTAGAATTTAATAAAAGCAATAGAATTGGACAAGGTGGAAATGGATTAGTATATTTAGCAAAGATAAATGGAAAAGAGGTTGCGGTTAAATTTTTAATATCAGATTCTAAAAGAAAAATAACAAGATTTAAATCAGAATACTTTAATACAAATTATCTAAAAAATGAATTGTGTAATGTTGTTAATATGATACATTATGATGAGTTGAAAATTAGAGATGGGATTATAGTGCCTTACATCATAATGTCTAAATATTCAAAAAATTTAAAAAAGTATAAAGAGAAAAAGAGTGAAGTAAATGAGGAAGAATTTAAATGTCTGGTAGAATTTCTTTTTTCAACATTAGATTCGATTCATAAACAAGGAATTATACATCGAGATATCAAGCCAGAAAATATATTGGTGGATGAAAAAGAAAAATTTGTACTTACTGATTTCGGAATTGCACATTTTGAAAAGAATAATTTTCCAATAGATAATGAAACAAAAAAAGGAGAACGTTTAGCTAATATAGAATTTTCGGCACCGGAACAAATAAGTAATCAGTATGAAGTTACACAAGCAGCAGATATATATTCAATGGCTCAGATTATGTATTGGTATGTTTTTGGAAATGTAAATCGTGGTACTGGTGCAGAACATATTTCACAAAAATATAATTGGAAAAATGCATATATCTATGATATTATTATTGACACATGTCTAAGGAACAATCCCGTTGAACGTTTTCAATCAATAAGTGAAATAAGTACATTTATCAATGAAGAAAAATCAAAAATAAAAGAAATTGACCCTTTTGAAGATATGTATAAATTTCATAATGCTGTGCTATCAGTGGTTCCTGAATTCTACAAGCAAGCATTTGCAATTGATAATAAGGAAGTTATTTGTGAACTGTTTAAAAGTGTTTTTAGTCAACAATACAATAACTCATTAGAGTTTAATACAGGAATAGGAAATAATCCAATATCATCAATAATTAAGATAGAAAATGATGACTTTCTTATGGATAGTAGACAATTAAATATTAGATGCGTTTGGGGACTGATAACAGATGATATTTATGATGACATTTTATTATTAGAAGTAGATGAATCATTACCATATGTAATTAAAGGAAAAGAGTATGAACATGTTGCAGTTATTGAAAATAAAGATATTGTCCCTTATAATAAAATTGCAAGCGGATATATACGATATGAAGGTATTGTACATGAAATAAATGATTTAATGGTTCAAGAACGGTTTATAGATAATTGTTATAAGGTGATTGCTATTGCACCATTTCATAGCTGTACGATAATCGAAAAAAATGATAGTGTTTTGAAAAGCTTGCAAAAGAAAGGCAATCTAAAATGTGATGATATATATGAATTGAAAAAGAATATACACATGAAGAGAGCGAGAGATGTCTCAATGAGGTTGTAGAAAAATACAGCAAATAGTATAAGGTATTTATAATGATAAAAATAAAGTGGGTGTAAAAGGTGGAAGAACAAATTAATCAGACTGTGCGAGTACAGTCTGAATTTGAAGAATGGGTAGAAGGCGGATGCAAAAAAGCTGAGGACTTAATTGAAGAATCAGAAAAAGAAGATTAAAATATAAAGCGATTACTTAGGTAGTCGCTTTTTTTCGTGGAAAGGAACAATGATATGAGTGGAGTTACGGATTTAGCGAGGCACATAAAAGCAAGAGACAATCCGTCATCATATACACCGATGTTCGGCAGAATTATATCTCTGCCGAAACTTGTAATACAGCTTGGAAACAATATTTTACTTGATGACAGTGATATAAAATCGGTCTTTGATATTTATGAAACACAAGAGAGGGACAATCATACGGAATACAAATACCTTGGAAAAGAAGTAGTTTTATTGCCGTATGACAACGACAACAAGTTTGTTGTGATAGGAGTAACCGAATAATGAAAAAGACATTTGATTTTGATTTCAGTAACGGTGAATTTGTTATGAAAGACGGTAATCCCGTCATTTTATCGGGCATTAATGCTCTTAAGTTATGGATACAAAAATGTATGCGTACACAGCTTTACAGATACTCCATATACAAAGACAAACAATACGGTGCAAATATTGAAGATTTGGTGATAGGAAAATCATATAACTTTGATTTCGCAGAATCGGAACTTCGCAGAGAAATAGAAACAGCACTTTTGCGGAACGAGGATATTTATAGTATGAGCGGTTTTTCTGCGGAGAAAGTCGGAGCGACACTTAAAATATCTTTCACATTGAACACAGCTTATGGAGAAAGTGCGGAGGTGTACACCATATGACACTTGATGAAATAATTGAATATATGCTGTCGAGCGTGCCGGAAGAATATGATATTTCGGTCGGCTCGTTTTTTTATGACCTTCTTTATCCGGTGGCAGAACAAATATATCTGTTGCAGAAAAGGATAAGCAGACTGTCAGAAAACACATTTGCCGTGACGGCAGAGGGAGAATACCTTGACCGCAAGACAGCTGAGCAGAATATAGTTCGTAAAACAGCCACTTATTCAAAAGGTACACTGCTAATCAGCGGAAACCGAGGTGAGGTGATTTTGAAAGGTGCAAAGGTTGCGGCGGATAATGTCCTGTTTGAAGTTAATGAAACAGTGAGCATTACTGAAAACGGTTCTGTTGAAGTCGGTGCGACTTGCACTGTTTCGGGAAGTGCAGGCAATGTGAAAAAAGGAGATATAAATCGATTTCCTATAACACTTCCCGGAATTACAGCCGTTCAGAATATAACGGATTTTACAGGCGGTTATGATGCAGAGAGCGATGCAGACTTATTGGAACGATACATTGAAAAAGTGTCACGTCCGAATGTCAGCGGAAATAAATATCATTATATTGAATGGGCAAAAGAAGTAAGCGGAGTGGGAGATGTAAAAGTAATACCGCTTTGGAACGGAGCGGGAACAGTAAAAGTAGTAATTGTAGATGCAGATAACCGTCCCGCAGACAGTGAACTTATTTCAAAAGTGAAAGAGCACATTGAGGAAAACAGACCAATCGGTGCAGAAGTTACAGTGGTCAGTGCGTCACCCGTTATGATAAATATATCAGTTAGTCTGACAGCTGATAATACATCAAACATACAGACAACAGTTGAAAATGTATTAAAGGACTATTTGTCGGGAGAGGCAATAAAAAAGGAATATATATCATATGCCAAAATCGGCAGTCTTATATTATCAATATCGGGTGTTGAGGATTATACGGATTTAAAGGTCAACAGCGGAACAGAAAATATCAAAATAGCGGACGGAGCGGTACCGGTGCTTGAAAGCGTGGTGTTGAAATGATTGACAGACTTCCGAATTACTACAGAAAATCAAAGACGGTAAAGGATTTTTACAGTGTCGTTCAAACAATACTTGATAAAGTTTCGGAAGATATTTCTGATGAAGATAAGCGTCTGTTTATTACTACCACGGACAGTTTTCTGCTGCATGAAAAAGACGTAGGACTGTCTGAAATTACGGCAGATAATGAAACTAAGCGAGCGAGAGTAATTGCAAGACTGCAAGGAAATAATCTTCTGACAAAATCGGAACTTGAACAGCTTATTTTAATGTATGACAGGACAGGCTGTACAATAACCGAGGATTATAAAAATTACACAGTGGCTGTTAGATTTAGCGGACGTAAAGGAGTGCCGTATAATTTTGAACAAATAAAATCAGCGGTGGATGAAGTTAAGCCCGCACATCTTCAAGTGAATTATGAGTTCCAAAGCAATACTTGGAGCGAAGTACAGAAAAAACTCGGGACATGGGGCAATGCAAAAATATTTACATGGGGAGGTGTTAAAGATTATGACGGCAGAACGTGGCTGTATGTAGAAAACAATGAGGTATATTTAAGAGAAAACGGAGCAAACGCATATGTGGTATTTAAAGATAATAAGCCATATGCACATTTTTTATAAGGAGGCGCGAAAAATGAAATACACATCAAATCATAATTTTAAACTGCCGGCACCGTCCGACACTATTAATGTAGAGGTGCTCAATGAGAATTTTGTAAATATTGACGCACTTATTAAAACTTTGGAGTCTGCTAAGGCAGATAAAAATTCACCGAGTTTTACAGGTACACCAACAGCACCGACTGCGTCAAGCAGTACAAATTCTACGCAGATTGCCACTACGGCTTTTGTGCAGGGACTGATACAAGGCATACAGACGGCATTGTCAGGCAAAGCGGATAAAAATTCACCAAGTTTTACGGGTACACCGAAATCTCCGACTCCGCCGTCATCTGATATTTCAACGAGAATAGCAACAACCGCATTTGTGCAGAACTTGGTGCAAGCAGTGGATAAAAAAATCTCCGAATTGGTATCTTCAACATTGGACAGCACTTATGCTATGCTGTTGTTTGATAAAGATAATATCAGCACTTGCAGTAATATTGACAGTTTCGGAATTACATACAGTCAGTATCAAAACGGTACATATAAGACTGATATAGTGCAGGTCGGAAATAACGCTCAACTGCCGAATAAATCGAATGCACCCGTATTTTTAGTGTCGTGGGCTGCCGAATCCGGTGACGAAAGTGAAATATATAATGTTCAGGCTGTAATCTATCCGGACGGAACGGTATACGGACGCCATAGATATTTGTGGAGTATCAGCAGCGGCATTGTGAGTAAGCTTTCTTGGAATGATTGGAGTACGGATAACAATTATATTTATTATAATCCTAAAGATCATTTTGTAAAGGAATAGCGTGGGGTGATAAAGTATGCCGGAAGATATACGATTGGCAAAAGGCGAAGAATTAGATGCACTTGAGGATATAGTGAATAACCATATCGGCAGTGATGAAACTCACGTTACTGCCGGTGACAAGCAAAATTGGAACGGTAAGGCTGATGTGGCTATGCTTGAAACAGAAGGGTATCTGAAGAAAAAAGTTGTAGGCGTACTGCCGTCAATGTCTGTTGAATTTGATTTTTCAGACGGTGTTTCAAAATTCAATGCTATAAATAGATGTACTGTATCCGTTGCGGAAGAAAGTGACGGCAACAAGTATCAAAAAATTGTAACCGGTTCAAATGCTGCGAATATGTATGCTTTTGCTTATCTTGACTTTTCAAAATATACGGCTAATGCAAAAGAACTGATAATTGAGTTTGATACGAAAATAAATACCGACCGCTGGTATATAGGACTGTCTGATTTGGTGCAGCGTCCGGGAGAATCAAGCAGAGGTTCGTATGACAGCACGGGAGTTGTTTTCACGCAAGGTACAAAAGACGGAAAGTATTATTACATAAACAGTGACTTGACGTGGAAAGACAACTTTTTTAACTGTTGGGTTCATAGCCGAATAGAAGTCAATTACGAGTCAAAAATGATATCATATTGTATTACAAACAATAATGAATCAGCCAAATTAAGCGGTGAGATTGATTTTTATGATAAGTCCGTAAGTAAGGTTACGGGACTTGAGATTTATTCTTATGTAAATAGCGTTGAAATGGGGATTGACAACATAAGCATAACATCAAAATCGGGAAATGAAAGCGATGACGAAAGAACCGTATATATAGTGGCGGAAGACGGAGATATAGCGGAATATATCTATATAGACGGAAAGCCGTTTTGTGTAGGAAGGAGTGATATATTTAATACAATAAAAGACCTGCTCGAAAGAGTAGAAAAATTAGAAAATAACTGATAAGGGGGTACTGACTATGGAAAGTACGGTTGTTGTGGCGATTTTGTCGCTTGTAGGAACGCTCGGCGGTTCTATTATTGCAGGTATTGTTTCAAACAATAAGACACTGTACAGAATTGAACAGCTTGAACGCAAAGTAGAAAAACACAACAGTGTTGTTGAACGAGTGGCTATTGCAGAAAATACACTTAAATCTCAGCAGCACCAAATT